AAATCTACTTTAATTAAATTTGGTTTACGTATCTCCAGTTGTCTAAACAAAGCTTCCTCTACCGTTCTTGGCGGAGATTTACGTAAACTTGCCGGCGTTCCCATTTGATTCCACCATCTAACAGCTTTATCGCGTGGATAACCAGTATGCTCAAAACATATGTATTCGCTAATTATTTTATTAGGTGTCTTGTATGACACTTTTAATACTGGGGTAGTTGATCCTATCTTCTGATGTTCGCCGACCCACATATCTATAACTTTTATTTCGTATTTAGTTTTCTTTGCAACATTAGAAATAACATCTAACTTAGATGAAATAAGATCCAAGTCTATCTTTCTTGCAGGGAATGTATGACCACAATCCGGACAAGTGTTTACGCTCTTAGGTACATAAGACTTACAGGCAGGACAAGACTTAACGAGTGCTTGGCCGGTTTTTTTGCGCTTACCTTTTTGATTGGGTTTGATTTGGTTGATTGGACCATGACGTTCAATATTCTTAGCAAAGTCTAATACCAAACAATTCTTTTTACCTTCAGCTGGGCGCATACCCCTACCCATCATCTGGACATATAAACCAGGTGATTGGGTAGGACGCAACATGACGATGAGATCGGTGATAGGGGCATCGAACCCAGTCGTCAAAACATCGCAGTTTACTAAGGCTTTTAGTTTACCGCTTTTATAGTCTGCTATTAATTGATCTCTTTCATTTGAGGGTGTTTCTCCGCTGATAACCCTTGCGCTGATATTACTGAAATTTAATAGTTTGCAGACCATTTCAGCATGTTTTATACCAGCGCAAAAGATTAACCATTTTTTTCTATTCAAGCCTTTGATAAGAACTTCTTGAATAGCTTTTTCTGTTCTTCCTCTGTCGTTCATTTTTTCTTGTAGATCTGTTTGGATAAACTCTCCACCCCTCATTCCTACCGATTCTACATCGTATTCAGTATCCATACACTTGGTTACTAAAGGTGCTAAATAGCCGTCGTCTATTAGCTTGACAAAGTTTTCACCGCTTCCGTAGTCAATAGCTATATCATCAAATATAGATCCATCGCCGTCTGTTAGCATTCCAGAGTTTAGTCTGTAAGGTGTGGCAGTAAAGCCGACAACTTTTAATTCTGGGTTTTGTTCTTTTAAAGAAGAGATGAGGGAACGATACATTCCCTCACCTTCTTTTGGAACTAAGTGGGCCTCGTCGATTACGAGGAGGTGAAATCGGGGGAGATATTCCACTTTGTTCCAAACCGATTGAAGCTGAGCGTAGATAATATCGTTTTGACTATCTCGCCTTTTAAGACTGGCACCGTATAATCCTATACTTCCATAAGGCCAAGCGTCTTGTAGCTTCTCATAATTCTGTAGCAGGATCTCTTTGACGTGGCTTACGATCAAAGTATTCTGTTGGTTTTGTTGATTCATATGTAGAACAAAGTCTGCAATTACATGAGACTTACCAGAGCCAGTAGGCATCACAACAAGGGGATTACCCTCTTGCGACGCTACATAGCTTTCTAAGGCATCTAAAGCCTCTTGCTGGTAATCTCTAAGTGGCATTAGGTACCAAAGTAAAATAGAGCTGCAAGAATACTTACAATTAATATAGCTTGAACTTTTTCTACATTTGTTAAAGGTTCTTTTACTTCCACTTTAGGCTCTGCTGCTACAACTGGTTTTACCTTTTTAGCAACAGGTTTTTTCCTAACTCTTTTTCTTACAGGTTTCTTTGCAAGATCTTTTGCTTCTTTAGTTTTCATTTACTTTCTCCAAAGATTTTGAATAGGCCTGGTCGAATAACGCAGGATGATGATCATAAATATAACGCACAAACTCCGTTAGCCTTTTGTAGGCTCGTAAGTCTGTTTGCATATCTAAGAGATGTTTGGGACCGGTAGCTGTAGGTATGCCTATAGCCTGGTCCATTAGTTGTTTTACTTCGTTCATATCTTCTCCTAAAAATATAATTAGAAAAAGAATAACAAAATATATTTGCAAAGTAAACAAAAATGATTATACTAATTGTAATTAATTCATAAATCTGGAGAACGATATGAAAAATTATAAACACAAAGAGTTTGAAAAAAACTCAGACTTAGCTTTCAACTTATCGGTTGATATGCTTACCCAATACGCTAACAAGTGTTCCTTAGATAAAGATAGGGACCTGATGGATCCTATTGTTGGATCTTATTTGTTGGTACATAATCTAGCCATTGGTCTTTTGTATAAAGCCAAAGGCCACGAACAAGAACTTATCAGCGTATTGCATAGCGCAATAGAAGATGCTGAATACGTTGTTGACAATTCAAGAGAGGTAAATTGATATGAGTAGATTAAAAGGTTTACTTTTAGATGCAGACATCGTAGCCGAAGAAGTTATTGATAACGGTTGCGAAGACTTTGCAGATTTCTGCGCAGGTATGAGGAAGTTTCGTCATAAAGCCAATAACTATTTATTGGATGATGAACAGTATCTAAAGGATACCTGGACAGAGCATACAACCAATCAAGCTTATAAGTATGGGGAGGGTTAAATGGAGATTAAAATAGAAAAAAACATTCCTGTACCTAAATATACTAGAAGAAGGTCTAAGTATTATATTGTTGCTAAAGAAATGAAGGTAGGGGACTCTGTTCACGTTCTTGAAAGAAAAAATGCAAATTCCCTATATAGTTATATTGCGGCAACAGGCGGTAAGTCTGTATCAAGAAAACTAAAAGATGGCACTTTTAGAGTGTGGAAGGTTGCTTAATAAATGAAATACGAAGAGCAAATATTTTGGATGGTAATAGGACTTTTTATTTGTTTGTTTCTTGTAACAACACTTTAATCCGGAACAGGCACCTCATCTGGCTTGTATAAAAATAAAAGATGCAGTCGCCATATACTCTGAACTTTGGGATCTAGTTCGCGACAAAAGATCCCACTTCCTATACAATAGTAATATGAAAGTTGTTCCCTTTAAAAAAGGCCCACCTACGGCAGAAGAAATGCAAAGACGTCTGAACGATATCTTTGCTGATTTTACCCAAAGAGGCGCTAACGCAGAAGATGTAGCTTTATTAATCTTCACTTACGGCACCACGCAACTTTTATCCTACGCAGACACTCCCGATACAGGCATACAGAAGATAGACGATATTTTATATAATTCTTTTGGCTTTACTAAGGAGATAGTCTTCACTCCCGACGACGAATAGTTTTGTCGTAAAAATATGACAAAAGGCACCCTTTTATTTACAGAATGCGCCGATATGGGGGTAGTTTTGTCATTTTGTCAGTTTTGTCAAAACGCGAAAAAGGTGATAAGAATGCACTTTTGGCAGTTTTGTCATATTGTCAGGATACCCCTTGAGAATAACCCTAAAACCCTCGAAAATGATAAAAGAAAAGGGTGGGTAAGAAAAAGTATGACAAAACTAATAAATAACATATATATATATACGTATATATGTTTTTATTTATTATATTATAGGGCTTTACGGGGGGTTGATAGTTTTGGCAGAGTTTTGTCAGAAGGTGTGACAAAAGTATGAATAAATTGAACGAGAAGTGTAGGAAGTATCTAAATGAAGATCTGATAGCTTTCTTTGAGCGACCAGATGTAGTAAGATTTGTTAGAAGATATAATTGCAAAGTTATAAGTGTAAACATGAGAGAGAACAAAGATGCCAGCACCAGATCTAAGATTGAGAGCAAGCGTTAAGGTAGAGCCAGTTTTGGAACCTACAGATGACATGCCTATCGAATACCTAAGCGAAGGAGAGAAGAAACTTACCAAAAGACAGAGATTACTTGTCTGGAATGCAGTCAACGATCCTACTCTTACGTTTTCGGAAGCGGCCAAAAAGGCAGGATTTAAAAATCCAATTGTTGTCGGAAGGTATATGCGCGAGGGAGGAAGATATGCGCATGTAAGAAGAGAGTATGACCGGCTGATGGTTGAGGCCAAGAAGAAGTTTGAGCTTACGCATGATAAGGCAGTCGAAGATCTGTACAAGCTCAGAGATGACGCCTGGACTCAAGGAAACTTTACGGCGGCAATAAATGCCCAGAACTTATTATTAAAGGTCGGGGGCTTGATTGTAGATCGTCGGGAAGTATTGCATGGCAAGGTTGATCAGATGAGTCGGGACGAAGTTGAAAAGAGATTAGCGCAACTGCTCGGGACTAAAGCTCTGGATCATAAATCGGGAACAGTTATAGAGGACAAATCAAAAGATCGGGATTGATAACTTTTGGTCGGGACTTTAATCTAAATAGCCTCTAGTCTTTAAATAATAAAATCCGATCAAACTGCCTATAACAAAATAGGCAAGTATTGATAGGATTAAGATCTCAAATAAGTTCAAGTTATACCTCCGTTTTTTTTATTTTTTTACCGTTTAAATAGAACTCATATTTTATTCTGCTCGTATAATCTGATAGGAGTTCGTCTATCGCACCCTCAGAATAAAGATTATCTAATTCTTTAACATCTTTAATCTCTACATCAGTAGAGTTTATAGTAGTTCGTTTTACTTCAACTTTCATTAGCTACCTCCTCTAAACCTTCAAGCTCTACATATTCAAATCTTATTGTTGTATTGCCAAAATCATCTAACACTACACTCCATTTTGTAGGACAAGTATTTAACCATTCAAAAAATGCTTCTCTA